CTAGCCGATGTTACAGGTTAGTCTCTCGATACGGAGACGATCAAATCCAGTTTTTTTATCAGCATATTTTTGAAGGATATAGTTTACTCTGTTGACCCATAATTTTTCTTCAGATAGTTCGCTATACAAAGCGCCAGTGTTGTATCTGGCCTCCAAGCCTTCTCTGATTTTTTGCCAGTGGTTAACAGGAGCATCTAACCATATATTAACAAATCGGTGAGCTTTGATATATCTCATGACATCAATATAACTGTACTGTCCTTGCCCGTGGTAGCCAGATGATATCAAGCTTTTAAATTTATCAGGATCTTCATTCATAGATTCAATTATTTCTTTTATATATTCTGGGTATTTTTTTTGCATTGCAATCCTTTGATTATATTCAATAAGATCAAACATGTCATTGGAGATTTTTCGATACTCATCTCGTATCCAATAACCATAGCCATGGGAGGATTCTCTATGCATTGAAAATCTACTATTAGGGTTTGGTAAGGGCATTAAATTATATTTTAATAATTTTCTTAGATAATGACTAAGTTGAGTGTAAACTTCTTGATAAGTTAGGTCGTGAGCTTTAATTAATGACATTAGTAATTTTAAATTAAATATATGAAGTATTTTCCCTGTATCAACTATTGATAGCTCGTCTAATTTATTGTCTATATCTTGTATTGCCAAACTTACATCTTGGTGTGATAGCTCATCAAAGTTCATTAAAATTAGCCAAGATTCCATATTTTCTTGAGATAAATACTTACTAGACTCTACTTCGGAAATTATTTTATTTTTGTCATAGTAGCCTTTTGTTAAACAATTTATGAGAGTCTCATCGCTAAATATACTTCTTATTAAATCAAGTGTTAACCCTTTTTTCCTGTAAGACTCACCGATTTGTACGATTGCAGGTGGTGCTTCGTTATCTTTATCTTTATTTACGTGATATTTTATTGATTTTTCAACTCTAAGAATTATATCGCTTTCTTTTATTTTCCCATACCGGTATTCTATGGAGAATACCGTAAAGAAAGTGAATGTTTCATGCATAGCAGCGTCATTGTATATATGTTTTTTTTCAAGGCATTCCAATAGTCGAACAGCATCATTAATAGAGTGTTTTAAAATTCTCATAGAACGGCATTCAGAGGCTGTGAAAGCATTTAGAATTGCTTTTTTTATTTTATCAGGAATTTCTTTTCTATCTGTAAAAAAATTAAACACCTCGTTAATATTCGGTTCAACTCTTAAGGTTTGACCTATTACTTTTTCTTTTGACTGATCAAATGATTCCATTATTTTTTTGTCATGGGCTATTGCGATGACTTTACATCCATGATGTTCTACATATTTGTTAATGGCTCCGAGTATTTCATTTATGTTGACTGAACATCGTTCAATATCGTCAAATACAATCACGCGATCATTCTTTACATCCTCCTTTATTGCCGCATTTACAAGGTTACTGACAATACCTCCTAGGCCGAATGTAAATGCCTCTGTACCAAGGCTGCTATCACTCAGACCGCCAGCGGCTTTTTTAGCAAGCGCTTTCGCAGGAGACATTTTGTAGAATACTGAAGCGTAAATATCATCTATTGATGTAACGTCAAAAAGACTGACATAGTACATTTCATCGTCTTTCAAAGATTTTTTTATTTGATACGTCTTACCTGAACCCCATTCACCTGTTACGAGAACTGCGTATCCGGGGGCGATAAGTTTCTTGTAATAATCAATGTAATCCCTAAACTGAGTTATATTATCCATGCTAATCTCATTTGTTTATTAATGGATTATAGGAGAGAACATCTTCTAGATGGTCCGGTGAAAAATGAGCATACCGCATAGTCATTTTTATATCTGTATGCCCAAGAACTCGTTGCAATACTAAGATATTTCCACCATTCATCATAAAATGAGATGCGAATGTATGGCGCAGAACATGAGTTAACTGCCCTGGCGGAAGATCAATCTCTGCACGTTCAAGTGCATTTCTGAACGCGTAGTAACAGGGAATAAAAAGTGTACCATTATTTTTCGGTAGTTCAGCCACTAATTCCGAGGATAAGGGAATTGTACGGTTTCGTTTTCCTTTGGTTTTTATGAATGTTACTTTTCCAGTTGATATCTGTGAGTGTTTGAGGCTTTCAGCTTCACTCCAACGAGCTCCTGTGGCGAGGCAGATCTTTACAATGATTTCTAGATGTTTTGCTGAGCTGTTGCGGCATTCATGTAAAAGCTGACCAATTTGTTCTTTTGTCAGAAAGGCCATTTCACTTTCGTCAGTTTTGAACTGTCTAACATTTTCTAGTGGGTTTGGGGCTAACCACTCGCCTAATCTTTTTAGTTCGTTAAACACAGCTAAAAAATACGCGTGTTCCAGATTCATCGTTCGGGGAGATACTTTGCTAACGCGTTTGGTACGAGCAAATTTCCCTTCAAGGCGCTTAGCGCGGTAAGCCGTAAAAAGTTGAGCAGTAAATTCATTGGCTAGGGGAAAACCCATACACTCTGCAGCCCATAACATGGAGCTTTTACGTTTCTCACCATCATTCAAGGTAATGCCATGGCGACTAAACCACAGCTCAACCAACTCGGTGAGGCGGCGTTTTTCTTTCCCTTCGCCTAACCACGGCGAAGACTCAATTTGATCTAGTGTGTAATTCTCGAACGCAAGCGCTTCGCCTTTTGTGGCAAACTTTTTACGAACACGCTTACCTTCTTTACCGCTGCTACGGTCAACGGTGTAAAAGTCTGCTATCCAGCGCCCGTCAGGCAGCTTTCTTACTGGCATTACTTATTCCACCGTCAAAACTACGCGACCAAGCACAGTTATATCATCAAGATCGCAGTCAAAAGCGGCTCCAGTACCGCTGATGCGCACCTTCTTAACTGGTATGCGTGTAAGCGTGCGTATGCCTATTTTTCCCTCAATTTCGACTAACCATAAGCCGTCATGCACCTCGCTGTATTTCTCATCAACGATGTATTGAATGTTGCCATCTATTAGGCACATTGGAGAGGTAGGGGCATGGTTTGGCTCCAAGAATATCCCTTTATCGAATAAGACTTTATCAGCCTCATAGAGTTGACCATTGATTAGTCTTTTTCTAATTAGACTCAGTGTATCTGATTTGATGTCTTGAGAATTACCCCCCCTGCCTGTCACCAGCCACTCGATACTTGTTCCCGTTTCTAGGGCGCATTGCAAAACGATATCTGCCGGGAAAACATCACGTTTGTATCTCGCGGATAAGCTACTGGCAGCAATGCCTAAGTGCTCCGCAAGTTGCATTTTCATGCTGAAACCGTAGGCGGCTACGACCCTGTCGAGAGCTTCTGAAGTTGATTTAGGGAAATCAAAGCTTAGATGTTTACTCATTTATGATATTGACACTTAGAATTAATCTAAGTAATCTCCGTGTTGTTTTGAATTAGACTCATATTGCCGGATATTACCGTATCTGGCGCTAATCGAGAGAGTTTGCCTTATGCGACCTAATATTACAATTGTCATCCCTGAACCTTACCTCCCTCTAGACGAGTATTGCCGCCGTACCGGCACCAATAAAGAAACGGCTAAGAACCTGATTGAATACGGAAAGTTGCCTATCAAACCAAAGGGTAAACAGAAAAAAGGGCTCATTGAAGTAAACATGGCGGCCCTGACTGTTCGAGCCCTGAGTGAATGTAGCGTCTCTCTTCAGGCTTAATCTATTTTACCGATTAGAGTAGGGCTAACCATGTTTGATTACGCTGTTTCTAAACATTCGCACTTCGATGAAGCCTGTCGCCAGTTTCCAGCGCGTCACAATGTGACGGCTCTCGCTAAGCAGATCGGCATGAATGCCCAGACGTTGCGCAATAAGCTGAGTCCGGGCCAGCCTCATCAGCTTACTTGTGCTGAATTGCTTGCGATTACCGACGCTACAGAAGATTCAAGCCTGCTTGATGCACTGTTGGCGCAAATCAACTGCATGCCATCCGTGCCAGTCAATGAAGCCAGCGCCGGGAACATCCCAACGTATGCACTACAGGCGACGGCTGCCGTCGGCAATATTGCTGCCGCTGCAGTTCAAGGCGACCACAAGACCCCGGTTCGCAAGAGTGCACTGCTTGAAAGCGTCAACACGGCGATCCGCCATTTGTCGCTAATCGGTCTAACCGTTCAAAACCGTATCCAATCCACCCCGGCGCTAGCCTCCACCGTTGACGTGCTCGGCGGCCTGAGTGTTGTCGCTGGTTTAAGCTGAGGTGATCACTGTGCCTATCTCAATCGCTCCGCTACTGAAACAGCAAAGCCCATCGCGTCATTTTGAAAACGGCTTTATTGAACTGCCGGGCGGTAAACGCTGGCGGCCACGTCACGATCAGGCTGCATTGCTGCGCGGTCTGTCTACTGCAAAACCTGCGCAACTATTGCGCCGTATGTTCTGCCGTTAATTGGGGTTGATATGTTACTGGCAACGGATGACCAAAAAGCTATCGGCATTAAGCGCATTTCTCAGATTAAGCGTGATCTGTTCGCGCATAGAAAGAACGTGGCGCAAGAGGCTTTTGATAAGTCACCGGGGCATATCCGCAGAACTGTTTGTTTTCATGCTGGATTGAAAGAGCGGCATGTAAATATGAAATTTGCAGAAATGAGTTATTCAGAGCGTAAACAAATCGTGTGGGCGCTGAATGACCTGATTGATTTATCAAAAACTTTACCGCGATTTATCAGTAATGATGATTGCGAATTAAACACTAATTAACCGCATTGCGTAATTCTGGCGTTAACCCGCCGGACATCACTTTGCCTAAAATAAGGAATTAAGTATGTCAAATATGGTTTTTATTGGATTAGACCGGGCCAAGGAAGGGAGCGAATTCTCACAGGTGATCGTATTGCTTGATAGCGCCCGTCTTGATGAACGTAAGAATCAAGCCGATCTCGCCGCTGCTCGTTTGGTGCGTTTGGCTGCTCACATTACTAAGAACGGCTTAACGGCTATCGAAGCTGTGGAACTGCTGCGCCAAGAGGCTGAAACCATCGAGCACCAAGCACAGGAGCTTCACTGATGGCGGACTCTATGGATTACTCACAGGAGAATCAGGCGCTATTGCTGGAGGCGCAGATCGCTAATGCCCGCCAGTGCTCGGCGTTGCCGTCTGCGTTTGTGTGTGAAGAATGCGACGCTCCGATCCCCGCCGCACGTCGTGTGGCTGTTCCCGGCGTTTATACCTGCGTGGGCTGCCAGCATCTCCGCGAGGTAAAAGGTCACCTTTTTATTTTTTCGGGGATTGCATGATCGAATTCTCCATTTTATTCGGCCTGCTGATTTTTGCAGTAGGTCATTTTATTGCGGCCGATTTGAGTGATTTAGAATTCATGCGCCGCCCAGAAAACCAAAATTACGATTAGGAGTTTTTTGTGACGCTACATGATTTAAAAATCAAACCCTCTTATTTTAACTTCGTTCGTGCTGGAGTAAAAAAGGCTGAGTTTCGTTTGAATGATAGAGACTTTAAAGAGGGCGATTTATTAAAACTCCGTGAGTGGCTAGAAGATGCTAATGGATATACTGGTGAGTTCATTCTTGTAAAGGTCACTCATATTACTGACGTCAGCGAGTGGAAGGCTGGTTATGTAGTTTTAAGCATCCAAATACAGCAAGACTCAATGTGTGTGAATTGCAATGAGCGCTACTGTGGCAACTGTGCCTACTCCAACGGCGCTATAATTCAATGAGCCAAGCGGTACCCGCTTACGCTTACCCATGGAACGCACCGCGCCCGGCAATCGCCGGGCCGGTAAGACCGCTTACCCGTGAGGAACATGCTCAGGGGCAAGCTGTTTTACGCAATATCCATTCCCTGCCGCGTTTTCTTAGTGCCATTTTCCTGTCACGCCATGATTACCTGCTGAAATCCAAAGGGCTGCATGACGCCAATAAATGGCTTGTGTTCCAGTTTGAGCGCCGCATATGGCCCCGTATTGAGGCGGTTAACGCTAAGAATGGGATGAACTTAGCGGCTTCACCGCGCTGGATGGCGGAGATTGATAATTATGCGGGTTTACCGGGTATGGATGACAAAGAGCTGAAACGCCTTGCGGATCGCGTGGCCGGTCAACTGTTGTCTATCTATGAAAGCCGCGTTGAAGAATTTATTAAAAGTAACGGCGGAGACAATACAGGGCTGTTTGAAGATAGCACTCAAGCCTGTTTTTATGGTCATACCGCGCCGATGGCCCGCGCCTTCAATATCACCCCGATGCATTGGAACAAATACCGCAAGGGCAAACTTGATGCCCGGTCAGCGATCGCAAGTCTGTCCCGGTTGGTAGATGCGGAATGGTGGGAACGCCAGTTAAAAGCCCAGCGCACGCGCTGGCGCGAGGCGTTGTTGATTGCTGTCGGCAATGTGAACCGTGGGGCGTCATCTTATTCCAGCAAGCAGGCGATCCGGGAAGTGAAAGCGCGTCGTCAGTCCAACTTTGATTACCTCAACAGCCGCGAGCTGGAGAATGTCGAAACCGGCGAACGCTTCAGCCTGATCGACAAGGTGATGGCGAGTATCTCTAATCCGGAAATCCGCCGTATGGAGTTAATGGCGATGATCGCCGGTGTTGAGCAGGCCGCCGCTACGCGGGGCGATAAGGGGATGTTTATCACCATTACCACTCCATCCAAATATCACCCAACGCGCGCCGTCGGCAAGAACAGCCCGAAGGTGCAGTTTAACCACAAATGGGACGATGAAGCCTACACACCAAAAGACGGCCAGCGCTACCTTGTGAACTTGTTTAGCAATATTCGCACGGCGTTTAAAGATGCAGGTCTGCAGGTCTATGGCGTGCGCGTAGTCGAGCCGCACCATGATGCGACGCCGCACTGGCATATGATGCTGTTTACCTCCAAAGAGCAGCGCCAGCAGGTGATCGACATCATACGCCGTTATGCTATGGCTGAAGATGGCGACGAGCGCGGCGCCGCCAAAAACCGTTTTGACTGCAAGCACCTGAACAAAGGCGGTGCGGCGGGCTATATCGCTAAATACATTGCAAAAAACATCGACGGGTACGCGCTGGACGGCGAACGCGATCATGAAACCGGCGAGTTGTTGACTGATACAGCCGCTGCCGTCACCGCGTGGGCGTCAACGTGGCGAATCCCTCAATTCCACTTTATCGGCCTGCCATCGCGCGGCGCATGGCGCGAGTGCCGCAAGATTCGCTCTGTCAGTTTGGCCGATGAGTTTGACGAAACAGTAGAGGCTGTGCGTGCTGCTGCTGATGCCGGTGATTTTGCCGCTTACATTTTGGCGCAGGGTGGCCCTAACGTTGCCCGCGACGATCAGACCGTGCGTGTAGCCCGCCGGGTTGCCGACGAGCGCAACGCCTATGACGAAGAAGTGCAGAAAATCGCAGGGATTTTTGCCCCGCACATCGGTGCCGATCGCGTTTATGAAACTCGCACCACCCAATGGCGCATCGTCGCTAAAGCTGTTGCCGTTGAGCCTTTGACTTTGAAAAGCGCCTCTGGCGCGCCTCGGAGTCCTGTCAATAACTGTGGGTTGGTCGATAGCAAAGGCGCTACAAATTCGCAGGATAGTGAGCCTGTAGAGGCCGTGGCGGTGCTGGAACACTCACCGGAAACACCGATTGACTGGAATGATATGACCGTTACACGGTCTGTTATGAGCCGTATACGGGCTATTCCGTCGCAGATAAAGAAATCACAACGCAGTTTTGACCCTTATCAGGTGCCAGAACTGGCCCCATCAGCAAGATTGACTCCGGCAGAACGTGATCGGCTGAGCGGAATCCGGGCAGATTTGGCCCAGCACGACATTGCCGCCCAGCGCTGGGAACTGGAAGCGCTAGCACGCGGTGCTAAAGTCAAATTTGGTGATATTTCAATGCAGTATGAGCCGGTTAATGATTGGGCTGGTTTTTAATAATTAGTTGCGGAAGCAAAATTTATGGTTGATACTGTATATGCATACAGTGATTAGGCATCGGAGGAACAGGGTGCATTTACCAGCAGTGGAAGAATTGGTTGTTTTGGAACGCATTGAACTCATTGCCCGCTTGGGGGTTTGTTATGAGAGCCAAGCTAAAGATAAAGACATTGCATTGATCTGGATTTCAGAATTGGCCGGTGAGATGAAAACCAACATCGCCCCGGAAAAAGCAGCAGTGATAAAACACCTTGCGACTATTTCTTGATCCAGTAGGTGACGTATGAAACGAGATTTACACATGACCGGGGCGTTCATAGAAGCGCTAAAATCTACCGATAAAGGCCGCAGGATTAAGACGGTAGACTTTATACATGCAGCGACAAAGCAAGGGATGCACGTCACCCCGGAGGAGGCGAATTACTACATAAAAAATAGGTCTGGCCATGTTTTCAAGTTGATTGAAGAGGGCCGCCATCAGCACAACACATATCTTTATCTGTGCTAAAAATTGTATTAGCTCAGACTTGAGCTGACATTGTCACAGCACAGAGCTTAACCTAACAGGGCCGGACATTGATGACATCACAATGTGTTAATCAACGGTGAGCAGGTCAAGTCAGTTGGTGATGGGATTAAGTTGTCAAAAGTTGTCGCCCGCCGGCACCGCCAGCGGGGATTCTTGGCTGTACGCGCTCTAAGTTGCAGTTGACTCAATGGGGTAAATAAACTACTTCGAGTTACCAAAATGGCAGGTTGCGCTTTTTAAAATCCCAACAGTACATTCTAATTTAAGCCGAATTTAGTCAAAAACGTTTCTAATAATAACAAATGAAAATGATAACTTGTTGATTTTTATGTTATTTATGTGATTTTTTTTTGTTTTTTTGGATTGAATTGACTGTACAAATTAATGATCTTATATTCCTTCAATATGTCAAATCATAATATAGTCAACATGAAAGGAGTCTATGTGAACAGTAATGTTAAATTTATCAGTTCGATCTCAACTGAAGGTGAGTTTGAAACACTTGTCAAAAAATACGCTGAGGAATTGTTCAAAGGAAATGCATATTTAGTTGGCGGGCCTTACGATAATGGTAAGGATTTAGTTATTAAGCGTAATGAACGAGAAGTTCGCCAAGCTGCGCAGATAACCATTCAAGAAAAAAAACTTGAAGAAAAACTTGAGGCAGACCTGTTAAAAGTGGAGAAGTTGATGGATAATCACAATTATCCACCGATATTGCATTTTTTTTGGAGTCATCCCATTTCTGAGTATACATTGGATAAGCTCAGAACTGGTGCGATGACTAATCATCTAATTTCTTTGGAGTTTTATGATGCAAAAAGAATTGCGCAAGATTTAACAGATCATTATCCACATATTCTTAATTATCTAATCAAAGTAATTCATAAATTTGATATACAAAATGATGAGCCAATAAATTTTCAACAAAGAGCTTTTTATGAGTATCTTCTGCTCAGTAAAGACAGTACGAATTTAAAGAATGCTATTTTAGATGCAAATATCCTCTCTCATTTGAATGAAGGTGGAAAAGCTATTGAAGAGTTATTAGGCTTGCTTCAAGGAGTAAATTTGAGAATAGGTAGTCTAAAAGGTAAATTACAAACTCTTACTCGTGCAGGTAAAATAATCCATCAAGATGGTGTATATATCCTAAGTAGAGAAGAAGTATCTAAGCTTGAAAATATCAAGCTTAGGGATAGTACTCGTAAACAAGAACTAATTAAAACTATTAGTAATAAGCTTGCAAAGCATACTGATAAGGATTTGGCCTCTGAAGTTGTGAAGTTAATCATCACAGCTTATGAAGAATCTATAAGTATTCAAATAACAGAGAGCAAATTTGAACCTCCTAAGTTAAAAATATTTCAAGCAACAATTCATAAGCTAAAGGTATTAATTAATGAGAAATGCGATTTAGATAGAGGTGAATCTGAAGCATTAGCCAGTGAATTACTTGCGTTAGCTGGTGAAAATGAATATCTATCAGAGCATTGCTCAGCAAAGTTGTGTGTTAGTTTTTTGAGTGATAGTAAGCTTGAAAAATACATTCAAGATAAAAGTTTCTATATTTATCTTGATGCACCGGTATTGATACCATATCTAATCACAATAATGTTCAAGGATGGTTCTTTATTCGATAAATCTTTACGAAATATTAATCTTTTGAGAGAGAATATAAACTTAATAAGAAACAAAAGGTTAAGGGTTTCAAATGAACATTTTGAAGAAACTGCCAGACACTTTTCTCAAGCAGAGAAGTTAAGCCAATTTGTTACTGAAGAATTGGTAGAACAATTTGGTGAGTCAAAAAATGTTTACTTCAATGTCTATATGAAGTGGAAAAATAAAAGAAGTGATAAATCTAACTTCGACGATTTTACTAGTGCATTCTTAGGACTGGAAAAAGAGGAGATTAATCCGAGCAATAAATTTACAGCCTATGCAGGCTGTATTTTTGAGTTATTAACAGCAGCTAACTTTGATATTATAGACAATAAAGATCTGGTATCCTCAGAGTTCGTAGAAAGAACGAGAAGAAAATTTATTAGGGAATCAACTTCATTTAGACCTTACAGAGCGATTGATAATGATATATATTGCGCCTACACTTTAGGCGAAGAGAAGTTACATCTTGATTCAAAAGGATATTTTAGCACTCCAATGCTGATCACTTTGGATACGTCTCAGTACCTCCTCAGGAATATTGTTCGCAGAGAGAATAAGTATGCTGAGTGGCTTATTTATACGCCTCAGCGAGCGATTGAAAGACTTTCCTTGGTTGGATTGAAAATATCATCGGAGTCTCTTAAGGATGGTGTTTTGGCTACAATATCTGAAGAATATTTCTTTAAGGAAAACTCGATGAGCTTACTTGATACTTTATCGGTTATCATTGACGATAATAATAACAGTGAAGGAGATATAATTAAGTTTGTTACTTCGTTAAGAAGAAAAGTAAATGAAGAGGCCTTGGACCATTCAGAAATTGATGTGGGTCATTATAATAACATCAGCTATGTATTGCTATTCATTCATCGTGAGTTTAAGGACGAATTCAGCAAAATAATAAAGCTTTTCTCTGATGCTAGTTATCAAGATACTCTAACTAAATTACTTATGACTAGTATAAAGGGCGAGTTTGATGAGAAACAGAGAGATCTCCTGCGTGAAAATATGCAGAAAATCCTCTTGAGCTATAAATAAAAAAATAAGAAAGAAGCAAAGGTATAATTTCTTTTGCTTCTTAAAATTATTTATCTTTTGGTATAGGAGAGAATATATACTATCTAAGTATGATTTGCAGTTACAGTGTGAATATAGCTGGGAATAATATCCATTATATAAGATGCTATAAATACTCATCAAGATTTTATTTATGCTCTAACATGAGGAAGTTAGATATTATTCTTAATGAAATTGTTAAGTGAGGGAAATTTCTCACATAAATGTGTGAACCAAGTGTGGTGGGGATACTTTATGGTGGTTAAATTAAAGTTTGATAAAATCATTTTGTCATGCTTTTTTTTGTTCTTTCTATCACCAAAATTAACCAGTTAGTCCTTAAAATTCCACTATCCTCTGATTACCAGCCAGTTGTGTAAATATCGACATGTGTGCCTATAGTCCTGACCAGTTGCCATAGTGAATAGCTAAATTTGACCACTTTAAAAGATATGTTAATTTCCGCTGGTCGCTCAGAGCGGACTGTCAGTTTTGATTGTACGCTGCTAGGGAATGTTGCCAGCTCAAGTCTGAGCTAATATAGCTAAATACCCTATGCATGCATTAGGTGCATGAATTCGCATGATGATCCGGTGTGACATTTACCCCCGCAGCGCCAGCACTGGTGCGGATCGCGCTGGATCATGCAAGTGCATTAAAAGCGACACATAAAGCGGGCAGGCGAGGCGGGGATAGCATTGCGCGCTGACTGGTTATGTGCGTGTTCCTAGAAAATGATATTGAGTTAGAAGTGCTTTTTATAACTGAACCATAGAATAACTTAAAATTTAGCCTTAAGATAAAAGCTGTTGTTTGATATAGATAAAGGAGAAGTTATGTCGCTCAGCTTTGTGAGAAAAAATATTATGGAATTTATTTCCTATGATTTACCTGAGGTCATGGTTATCAAAGGAGATTGGGGGGTAGGGAAAACTTATTGTTGGGATGAATGTTTACGTAATTCTGCGCGAGAAAAAAAACTAGCATTATCAAAATACTCATATGTATCTTTATTTGGTATAAACTCTCTTGAATGTTTGAAAAATAGTATTTTCGAAAATGTAGTGTACAAAAACCAAATTAGTCATAGTGATAGTTTTGATAATTTTATCGAAAGCTCATCAAAAAAATTATTGAATTTTGGGAAGAGTAATGCTGCCCTTGTGAAGGATTTCCCATTTATTAAAAATTTTATACCGATGTTAGATAGAATGTCATTTTTATCATTAAAAGAGACGTTGATTTGTATAGATGACATTGAGCGCAGAGGTAAAGGGCTGACAATAACTGATGTCCTAGGTTTAATTTCAATGTTAAAGGAGCAAAGAAAATGTAAGATAGTTATTTTATTAAATGAGAATGAGTTAAGGAAATCTAAGCTAAATAAGTACAAGGAGAAAGTTATAGATTACGAAGTGGAATTTCACCCTACATCTGAAGAATGTGTGTCTTTAGCTTTTGGTCACAATACTCCGGATGTAGTGAAAGGTTATTGTAATGCGCTACAAATAAAAAATATTCGTGTTCTAAAAAAAATAGAAAGATTATCTATTGTAGCAAACTCCTACTTGAGTGATGTAAGGGAGATGCTGAAAAATGAAGTTATGCATTCATTGGTTCTCTTCGTTTGGTGTTACTATTGTTCCGAAGCCAATAAAAAAATACCCACTCTGGATTTTATAAGAGGTAAAGGAATTGACTTGTATAACATTAGCGATAAAAAAGAAAAAGATCCTGTCCATGCCGAGTGGGATAGATTATTGATGGCTTATAAGTATTATCATACTAGTGAGCTTGATGTTGTTATTTTAGCAGCAGTAATAAGTGGTTATTTCGATAAGGATGATTTTTTGGATTTGTTAAAAAAAAGGAATGATGCCATTATACGTGATGAGTCGAGCAATTCATTTACTAAAGCGTGGGATAAATATCATAATAGTTTCACTATAGGAAAAGAAGAACTTGTAAACACACTGTATGATAGTTATATGATTAATTGTCGTTATATTTCCGCTGGAAATCTTAATGGTACGGTCACATTGATGAAAAGCCTAAATGAGGATGAGAAGGCAAAGGAAATAATAAATAAGTATGTTAGTGAACATTCAGTGGATCTTGAGTTTTTTAATTTAAATGAATTGAATCACTTTGGTGATATTAAAGATCCAGATATAGTTGCTACATTTAGAGATGTTTATGAAAAAAATAAAATTAATGAAAGTGCAAAAGATGTGTTGGGCAGGATAGCTGGAAGGAATGGTTGGAATCCTAAGGATATAGATATTTTGGCTAATACATCAGCTGGTGAGTATTATGATTTATTTACCAGTGAGCTAGGAGAAGACTTGGTTTCATTTGTTAGTACATGTTTGAAGTTTGGTGATCTAAATAGCAGTGATGAGAAGTATAATATCATATCTAATAATGCTAAAAAAGCTCTTTGCAAAATAGCAGGGGAAAGTGATTTGAATAGGTTGAGAGTTCTTAAGTATGGAATTGAACTGCCTGATTGATTATTGCTTTTTAAAGTGTGGCTAATGCTTTTTTGCTAAATATAAAATATTTAAATTTAATTTTCGCATGTTTTTATTGTAATAATTGCCGCGACTATAGATTGCGGCAATAATTATTAAAAGACTGCTATTTTCTAAGGTAGTATATGGTGTTTAAATGCACTTTATCTATAAGGCTTAATTTGTAAATGAAATTTGACTATAGTTCATAATGGGAAAAACAAATTACATTATCTCCCATCCATTTGTTAACTTCTTTCATCCGCTCTTGCAATGGTCGCAGTTCATTTCGCACAAATACCTGACTAGCCTTTTCAACATCCCCAAACCCCCCAGTATTGTTCGGTATAATCCCCATCATTTGAGGCGGTACTCGGTGCGCACTTAGCAAATCGTCTCTGGTCGCATTCTTGATATTGAAAAAATCATCTTTGGTAGCGACCTCGCTTAGCGGCAAGATTTTAATGCCGTCGGGTTTGCCGTTAGGTGCATACATAAACAAATTGCGGAAGTTACCCAGTCCCTTTGTGTCTCGCATGGCTTGGCGCATCCTGTCGACGTCGCTGGTGCTTTGGGCTGCGTCGGTCATATACAGGATGTAACCGGCGTGAGCGCCGTTCTGGTAATACTTGCGGCGGAACAGTGTCGCCGCTTCATTCAGCCACGCAGAATTTAATGCGCTGAGATACTCCGGCAGGCCGTACAGCTCTTGATTGATATCCGGCTCAATCAGATGGAACACACTTCCCGGTGCAAATTGGTGGGGCTCTTTCCAGTCTTGCACAAACCAATGCGTATCCGGCTCAACGCCCCGGCGGGTGTATTTTGCCGGTGAACACTGTAGGCGCAGCGGCTCGCCGAGTTGGTTTTTCCTTACCTCTAAAAAAGCATTCCCAAACACCAGATAATCCAACGCATAGCGGCTAAATTCCTGCTGGCTTAGCATGGGGTGAGGGATGAACGTAGACGCCAAAATATTGCGCTTTACGAACATAGGTGAGCTGTGGTGAACGGCGGCCCGCACGCTGCGTGCCAGCCCGTCAAAGCTGATCGGCGGTTCGTACCATTTACCGTTGCCGGTGCATTCGATGTAATCAAGAATTTCCCGCTTATCTAACACCGGAGAAGGCTCTCCAAAAGAGAACGCCTCAAAATCTTGCCCCTGAGTGGCAGGAGTAGGGGAGGTGAATGCCTTACGGCCTTTGCGTTTACTCATTAATAAAACTCCAAAATGTTCGGGCTACTGTGGCCGCTGCCTGCGGTGAGCGGTTCATTTAACAAGGCGTGCATGATTGCCCACGCGACATCGGCGTGGCTGGCTTCTTCGCTGCGACTGGTGGTATAAGTGGAGCGTGCGCCGCTGGCGGTCATGGTCTTGCGGATCGCCATAAAAGCGGCTGTGATATCGGTGTGGCTGGTGTCATATTCGAGACAGCCGCGCCCAATGGTGTCTTTGGCTTTCAGCACCATGGCGGTTTTGATTTCAGGGGTGTATTTGATTTCTCTCGCAGCCGGGAAGAATTCGCGCACCAATTGGAAAACCCCTTGCCCGACGGTGGTCGCATCGATGCCGATGTATTCCACGCAATATTTTTCGGTAAGGTCTTTGATTTTCTGGGCCTGATCGGCAAAGTTCATGCCTTGCCACTGGTGGCGCTCAAGCACGCGGAATTTGCCACCGGCCACCATAGGCGGGGCGATGACTGCGCACCCGGCGCTGTCGCCGCCGTTGGCTTCTGATGGATCGTAACCAATCCACACAGGGCGATAGCCAAACGGCCTCACGGCGTACGGGTTGACGTCTTCCCACTCTTCCAGCGTGTCGACCATGCAGCCTTGCAGCTCCGCGAACGGAAACACCGACGCGGTATCGTCCACGAATTCACACATCAGCAAGTTTTGATACTCACTTGGCGCGTACTCAAGGGACAACTGATTAAGGTCAAACAGGTTACAGCCGCCGGTCAGCGCATCTTCTACCGTGACAATTTGCCGCCACTGCCCATCCCCGCACAGCACGCCTTTTGCAAGGTGGCTGTGACTGAGGTCGAGCTGAATATGGTCGTTCTTGCTGCGACGGCCCTTATTGAACAGTTCACCCGACCAGAACGGATAAGCGGAATGCGCCAGACTGGACGGCGTGGAAAAGTAAGTGGTGCGCCATTTCTTGTGCAATGACATCCCGCTGGCGACTTTGCGCAGCTCCTGGAATTTCGGGATCCAGAAATATTCATCCAGATAGAGGTTGCCGGTGTAGCTCTGTGCGGTGCGCACATTGGTGCCGAGAAAAATCAGGCGTGCGCCGTTCGGTAACACCATAGGATCGCCTTTCAGGTCAACGTCGACCAATCGGGCAAAGTCAATGATGTAGTTGCGGAAGACATGCGCCTGTGCCTTACTGGCTGACAGGAAAATCTGATTGCGGCCGGTGGTCAGCGCATCCATTAACGCTTCACGGGCAAAATAGAAGGTTGCGCCGATCTGGCGTGATTTCAGGATATTGCGGATGCGGTGTTGCAGCCCGGCACGGTGCCAGCCGCGTTGATATTCGAAACAATCCCCCAGAAAAATATCGTTAAGCTTGGCAATGGCCGCTTCACTGAACAGGTTACGCTCGACGGGCTTGCGTTCGCCTTTGTTACGGTTGGCGACATTTGGGTTTAAATCCGCCTCGTTGCCGCTCATGGAATAGCGATTGACCCGCGCCAGCCGTTCAATCTGGCGGCCGAGCAGGTCAATTTCTTTGAAGTCGATACCCTCCTTTTTCGTTTTCATGATGAGCTGAATTAACCGCGCTTCCATGCTCTGCTCCACGCGGGAAATGGGCGCGATATCGTCCCATTTGTCGCGTAGCTTCCAGCTCTGCACGGTCGGTGCCTTGGCATTCAGCGTTTCCGCAATTTGGCGCACAGAGAAGCCCTGCCAGTAGAGCAAGGCAGCTTGTCGGCGCGGATCGCTGATGATGGTTGTCGTCGGTGTCGTGTTCATGCTGCAAAGGCTACGGAAGCCCGATGCAACTCGCCTTAAGTCGCTGTTGTGCCTTAGATCTTCCAACCGCAACGCGTTGAGACGCGACGCCATTCCCCTGAAACTAGCTCCGAACCCAACCACCCCAACTGGAGCCGTTTACATGGCAAAGAAAGTTTCTAAGTTTTTCCGCATCGGCGTTGAAGGTGACACCTGTGACGGGCGAGAAATCGACGTTAACGATATTAAGCAGATGGCGCAGCACTACAGCCCGAAAGTGCGCGGTGCACGCATCAACCTTGAACACATCAAAAGTGTTTTGCCGACCAGTGATTTCCGTCGTTATGGCGATGTTGTCGAGCTGAAAGCTGAGCAGATAGACGAGCCGGACGAACCTCTGTTGCACGGCAAGTGGGCGCTTTACGCCAGACTGACACCGACACCAGATTTAGTGGCAATGGTCGCAGCGAGTCAGAAGATTTACACCTCGATGGAGATCCGCCGCGATTTTGCCAAAACAGGTAGCACCTACCTCATGGGATTGGCTGTCACTGATGATCCGGCCAGCCTCGGCACTGAAATGCTGGAGTTTAGCCAGCGTGCCCAAAAGAACCCATTGGCAGGCCGTAAATCCGATCCGGAAAATTTATTCACTGCTGCCGTTGAGGCACTGATTGAGTTTGACGAAATCACCGACCCGGAAAACTCATTTTCCAGCCGTATTAAAGCGATGTTTACCCGCAAACAGGCTGGGGATGATGTGCGCTTCAATGAAATGGAAGACGCAGTGATGACCGTGGCCGAGCAGTTGCAGGAAGCAGAAGCGCGTTTTACCCAGACCACCGACGCCCTCAATGAAGTGATTACCGATCTCAGACAGCAGGTGGAAACCGGCAACAGCGCTTTCAGTGAGTTGAAAACGCAGCTTTCCAACACCGAGAGCTTTAGCCAGCCGACACGCCCGGAAGCCACAGGCGGCAACGGTGCGCAAGACGTGCTGACCGACTGCTAAGGCAGCCACACCCGATAAAACCGAATAAAAACAGGAATAACTATGCGCAAGCAAACCCGATTGAAATTTAATGCCTTTCTGTCCCGCGTTGCGGAGCTGAACGGTGTCGACACCGGCGATCTGGATAAAAAATTCAGCGTAGAGCCATCTGTCACACAGACCATCATGACCCGCGTACAGGATTCCTCCGCGTTTCTGACCCGCATCAATATTGTGCCGGTGGCAGAAATGAAAGCGGAAAAAGTCGGCCTTGGCGTCAACGGCTCTATTGCCAGCACCACCGACACCACCGGCGGTGATGAACGCGAAACCGCCGACTTTGCCACGCTGGATGCAGAGGGCTATTTCTGCCAGCAGGTAAACTACGATTTCCACATTCGCTATAACACTATTGATTTGTGGGCACGTTATCAGGACTTTCAGGCTCGTTTGCGTGATGCCATCGTAAAACGCCAGTCCCTTGATCGCATGATGATCGGCTTCAACGGTACCCATCGTGCGAAAACCTCCAACCGAATCAAATTTCCGTTGCTGCAGGACATTGCGCCGGGTTGGCTGCAAAAGTACCGCGACAACGCCCCGGCCCGCGTGATGCACAATATCACCGACGAGGATGGCACCGTGTTGTCAGAAAAAATCCGCGTGGGAACCGGGGGCGATTACGTCACCCTCGACGCGCTGGTGATGGATGCCACCAACACCTTGATTGCACCGTGGTATCAGGAAGATCCGGAACTGGTTGTTATCTGTGGCCGTCAGTTACTGGCCGACAAGTATTTTCCTCTGGTGAATCAGGAACAGCCGAACAGTGAAGCGTTGGCTGCTGACCTGATTATTAGTCAAAAACGCATTGGCAACTTGCCCGCCGTGCGCGTGCCGTTCTTCCCGGCCAATGCGCTGATGATCACCCGACTGGATAACCTGTCGATTTACTGGCAGGAAGACACCCACCGCCGTCATATGGTGGAAAACTCCAAGCGTGACCGCATCGAAAATTACGAATCCATCAACGAGGACTATGTGGTGGAGGATTACGCCTGCGGCACTCTGGTGGAAAACATCGTGTTGCTGCCACCGCCAGACCCAAAGAAAGTGAAGGAGGATGAGGAGGCTAAAGCAAAACTATCCGCTGATGAGGGGCTTAAAAAGCTGGCCGGTGCCATTGTTGAGGCGGTGAAAGGAGTCGCAGCTCCAACCGAATCGATTACGGATGCCGCTGATCCTGAGGTGAAAGGTACTGACGCTGTGTCAGTAGACGACAAAGCGGCAAAAGGCGGTAAGTAACCATGACCAGCCCTGCCCGCCGTCACCTTCTGCGCCAGTCTGCGGTCGAGGCCGCGCAGCGGAAAAATGACCCGCTGCGCCATGCCAACGGCTATGAACTGATGATGCTTAAACTCTATGAGGATAAGCGAAAACTCAAGCAGATACGCTCACAAGAGCGTAAAGCCGAACTCAAACGCCAACTGCTGCCGGACTATGCCCCCTGGGTTGCCGGAGTGCTGGCGGAAGGTAACGGTGCGCAGGATGCCATTCTGATGACGGTCATGATTTGGCGACTGGATGCCGGGGATATCCCCGGCGCACTGGACATTGCCTGCTATGCGTTGCGCTACAAGTTAGCACCGCCGGGCAACTTCACTCGCTCCACGCCGTACCTCATCGCAGAAGTCGTCGCCGAGTCTGCCACCCGTGCCCATGAGGCTGGGGAGGCGGTCAATATTGACCACCTCACGCAGACCATGGAACTCACCGACGCAGAAGACATGCCCGACCAAGTGCGCGCCAAGCTGCACAAAATTACCGGGTACGTCTTGCGTGAAACGGGCAGGGCTGAACTGGCGTTAAACCACCTGAAGCGTGCGTTGCAGTTGCATAACGGCTGTGGCGTCAAAAAGGACATTGAACGGCTGGAGCGGGCGATCCGTACCGCTGCCAGCCGCTAACAGAACGCGCCCCGCGCCGGGCGGCACGATGGCCGCGACAGGTTTCACCTCGTTAACGCCGTCGTCCACCGCCCCCTATTTTTTGAGGTCATATGAGCACCGTCATTATAAAACCCCGTCCGGACGCGCCAGCCCCGCGCCCGGAGGATGAGCCGATCATTAAAAACGTCTTTTTCTTCCCGGATATCACCCCGGCAGACGTGCGCGACGTGATGCGCATTGAAGGCACGATCACCGCTCCACGGCTACGGCTGGCGATTAAAAGTGCGCTGGCGGAAGTCAACGCCGAGCTTTTCACCTACCGCCGCGATCAGATGGCCGACGGCTATCAGCGGCTGGAGGATGTCCCCGCCGACGAACTTGACGGCGAAAGTATCCGGGTAAGTGAATACCGCAACGCGGTCAGCACCATGACCACCGCCATTTTGTCGGAACAATACCGCAGCATGGACACCACCGGCACCGGCGGGCGCAAAGCGGATGTTGTCGAGGCGTCCATTGATGAACTGTGGCGCTCGGCTCGTAACGCGATCAGCAATGTGGCCGACCGCGCCCACTGCATCATCGGGTTGCTGTAATGAAAATCTACGCCCTGCAGGGCGACACCGTTGACGCGATTTGCTGGCGCTACTACGGGCGCACGCAGGGCGTAGTTGAACAGGTTTACTCACTCAATGAGGGGCTGGCCGATGCCGGGGCGATTTTGCCGCACTGCCAGCCGGTCGAGCTGCCGGATGTGACCGCCGCGCCGCAGCGTGAAACTGTCAATTTATGGGATTAACAATGGAGCGAATTACCTCATTTTTAGCCTACGCGGTGGCGATTTTCCTTGCGTGGATCGGCAAGTATTCCCCGCAGGATATTGCCTTTATGGTCGGGGCCGCCGTGGGCGTCGGTACCTTTCTTGTTAACTGGTACTACCGCCGCAAAAGCTATCAGTTACTGAATAAATTAGGTGTTAGCCGGAGGGTATACGATGAACTCAATCGCTAAACGTTGCACAGTGGCCGCCGTGCTGGTGCTGGCTGCTTTGCTGCCGCAATACAGCACCCTGCACACCTCGGAGGCCGGGTTGCGGTTGCTGGCCGATTTTGAAGGCTGTCGGCTTTCCCCTTACCAGTGCAGCGCGAACGTGTGGACGAGCGGCATCGGTCACACCGCCGGGGTAGTGCCGGGCAAGGTCATTAGCGAACGTCAAGCCGCCGTCAATCTGGTCGCTGATATTTATCGGGTAGAGCGTGCCATAGGTCGCTGTATGCCGGTCACGATGCCGCAGCCAGTTTATGACGCGGTAGTATCCTTTGCCTTTAACGTCGGCGTGACGGCGGCGTGTGGCTCCGCACTGGCCGGTTTCATCAAGCGGAAAGAATGGCACAGCGCCTGCCTGCAGTTGCCGCGCTGGGTGTATGTCAACGGGGTTAAAACCGCTGGGCTGGAACGTCGCCGGGTATCAGAGATGGCCCATTGTCTGACCGGGGCCGCGCAATGAACCGCACCGGTGCGCTGTTCCTGTTCCTGTCGCTGGCCGCCGCCGGTTGGCTCAAATGGCAGGTTATCGCCCTGGGTGGTCAGTTGGATGAAGTGCAACGGGAAAACAGCCGGATTTCGACGGCGCTGACCGATACCCGTACGGTGATCAGCATGTTGCAGGCAGCGGCCGGCCAACTGGCGCAGGAAGAGAAAAGCCTGAGAAATGACCTCAACAATGCGCACCGGCTGGCGCTGACCCGCGAACAAAAAATACAGAGATTACTCAATGAAAACCAAATTTTACGTGATTGGTTCAACACTTCTTTGCCTGCTGATGTTGCAAGGCTGCACCAGCGCCCCGGCTTCACCGGCGCCGCAAATTATCTACGTTGGCTGTCAGGCGGTGAACCCGTGCCAGATACCGGCAAGCAGCCCGAAAAATAACGGCGACCTGAGCGCCGACATTCGCCAGCTTGAAAACGCCTTGGCGGCCTGCGCGGTGCAGGTCGACGCCATTAAAACCTGTCAGGAACAACACCATGTTAAAACCGCAACAGCTCCGCGCTGAGCTGACAAGCTGCCTGCAATGGTTGCAGCGCAACCCCGAAAGTCTGCAGGTACGGGTACAAGGTGGAAGCATTGCCGCCACGCTTGCCACCTCGCTGTCGCATGAGTACAGCTACACGCTGAATCTGCTGTTTCTGGATTACACCGGCGATCTGGATTTAATCGTGGTACCGATACAGGCGTGGCTACGAGAAAACCAACCGGACATTATGGCCACCCCAGAAAAGCGCCGTACCGGCTGTACTTTCGCCACGGATTTTAATAACGACGGCTCTTACGATTTCAGCGTGTCGTTGCAGTTAACCGAGCGTGTGGTGGTCAACGAGCAAGACGGCGGTGCGCTGCACGTTAAGCACCTGCCGGAGCCGCCGTTGCCGGAAAACGTCACGCGTCCGCTGCAGCTCTATGTACATGGTGAATTAGTGAGTGAGTGGAATGAACGAGCTTAACCCCTTTGACGCCCATCTGGCCGGGCTGATTACCGCGTTGTCGCCGCAGTCCCGCAAATCGTTGGCCGTTGCCGTGTCCAAGCGTTTACGCGCCAGCCAACAGCAAAACATCAAGCGCCAGCAGGCACCGGACGGCACCCCTTATGCCCCGCGTAAAACGCCATTGCGCAATACAAAGCGCCTGCGCGATCGGGCGATGTTCTCCAAGTTGCGCACCGCGCGTTACATGAAAGCCAAGGGCAGCGGCGACGAGGCTGTGGTGGAGTTTGTCGGCCGCGTTAAGCGCATGGCTAATGTGCACCATTATGGCCTGCGTGACCGGCCATCGCCGAACAGTGGCCCCGTGAAATATGAAGCGCGTCCGCTGCTGGGTTTTTCATATGATGACGTTAAGTATATAGAGGAAACTATTATCGCTCATCTATCTGAATGAGGCCTATTGCAATTGGCATAAGTTACCCTCTGAACTGAAATAGATAATTGCTTAATGCTCTATGATTTATTGAACCGACTGTTAGGGCTGTGAAGAAAAAAATTATTGATAAGAAAGCGAGGATAGACACATTTCTCATGTGTTCCCAAGAGTTAATCACTTCGATTAACTCTGCTTTTTTTTCTTTGTCGTCAAGGGATATGTATTCACATGCGGAGCGATATATATCGTGGGGGTGGGTTTTTATTATTTCTATACAATCGCTTTCGCTTAGCACTGTGTGGTCTTTAAGGAAGCCATTAGGAACCAAAATGTTGTTTTCGGAAATCTGTACGGATAATTTATCGTCATGGTAATTTACATACCCAACCTTTGGTAGGTCGCTCAACAGGAAAAATGCGAATGATAGTAGGATTATCCCCATGAAAACAACAAACCAGGTTTCATAGCGTGAACTTTTTATTTTTCCTACTACGCCAAAAAGAGAAGCGAAGTAAAATTGCTTTTTTGATATTTCCCCAGTGAGTAATCCTTTCGATAGTAACTTTGCATCTCGGACGTTTTCGACTTTAACACCATTAAGTAATGAAAATGTTTGAGTGTAAAACATTTCATCGTCGGCCTTTCCTAGAACGCCACGATTAAACCTAAGTCCCGCGGTTCTTAGCAAGAATCTAAATAAAACTGATATCCCACCACATCGCAAAATAATTAATGTAATAAACCCAAGAGATACTAATAATTTTATCCCATCGGGAAATATCTGATCTATTGCAAACATCATGCTACTCCTTTAATAAATTAAAAATATTGTAGCAAATCCAATGGTATGTTGTGCCTAAGATCTTCCAACCCCTTTCCGTTGCTGTTACCCGCGTCGGGCGGCATCCTTTCAGCATGAAAAATTTACCAAACATCATGCGCCTGCTGCGCAACATGATCCGCATTGGCACCGTGAACGCCGTCGACCTTGAGCGCGGTCTTTGCCGTGTCGATACCGGCGGCAACCTTACTGACTGGCTTCACTGGATGACCTGCCGGGCAGGCCGTGCCCGCATGTGGTGGGCACCGTCCGAAGGTGAACAGGTGTTGGTGTTGGCGCTGGGGGGGGAATTGGACACCGCCTTTGCGCTGCCGGGTATCTTTTCCGATGACTTCCCGGCCCCGTCGGCGTCTGCGGATGCGCTGTATATCACTTTCCCTGATGGCGCGGTGCTGGAGTATGAACCGGCCAGCGGTGCGCTGAGTGTGACTGGCATTAAAACTGCTGACGTGCAGGCGTCCGAGTCAATCACCGCCAGCACCAAGGTGGTGATGGTCAAAGCCGCAAAAAACATCACCCTCGATACCCCTGAGGTGATCTGCACTAACAAGCTGACTACCGGCACGCTGGAAGTGAAAAGCGGCGGGAAGATGACCGGCAGCATTGAGCACAGCGGCGGCAGCATCACGTCTAACGGCGTGGTAGTGCATACCCATACCCACGGTGGCGTGCAGAACGGCGGCGACAACACGGATAAACCAGCATGAACAACGCGAAATACCTCGGCATGAACCGCGACACCGGTCGCATGTTGACGGATATCGACCATATACGGCAATCCGTGGCCGACATTCTGATCACGCCGCAGGGTTCACGCCCTATGCGCCGGGCTTATGGTTCGTTGCTGTCTGAGCTGCTCGACCAGCCGCAGAATGACACGCTGCGTCTGCAAATTATGGCCGCCTGTTACAGCGCGATTCTGGCTTGGGAACCCCGCGTAAAGCTGACCGGCATCACCTTTAACACCACCTACGACGGCAAGATGGTGATTGATATCACTGGCACCAGCACCGATACCCCCGGCGCGTTGTCGTTGTCTATTCCTGTGAGCTGAACCATGGCAACGATTAACTTAAGCCTGCTTCCCGCCCCGACAGTGGTCGAGGTGTTGGACTATGAAACGCTGTTGGCAGAACGTAAGGCTACGCTAATTTCACTCTATCCCGAGGCCGAACGGGCGGCCATCAGCCGCACACTGGCGTTGGAGTCAGAGCCGATCGTTAAGCTGTTGCAGGAAAATGCTTATCGTGAGGTGATTTTACGCCAGCGCATCAACGATGCCGCCAAGGCGGTGATGCTGGCTTATTCCACTGGGGCAGACCTTGACCAGTTTGGGGGGAGTTTTAACACCCCGCGTCTGGTGATTATCCCGGCGGATGAAACCACTATCCCGCCGACACCGGCGCTAATGGAGTCGGACGACGATTATCGGCTGCGCTTACAGGATGCTTTTGAAGGCATGAGCACCGCCGGTTCGGCAGGCTCTTACCGTTTTCATGCTCGCTCTGCCGATGGACGAGTGGCCGATGTGACCGCCATTAGCCCATCCCCGGCCTGTATCACCGTGACCGTGTTGTCACGCGACGGCGACGGCACCGCCAGCCCTGAGCTGTTGCAAGTCGTCAGCGTGGCGCTGAGCGATGAGGATGTGCGCCCGGTCGCTGATCGGGTGACGGTGCAATCCGCCAAAATTACCCGCTATGCCATCGAGGCCACGTTATACCTCCATCCCGGCCCGGAGGTTGCGCCGATCCTCACGGCGGCCAACGAAAGGTTGCGTAATTACGTGGAAGGTGTGCGCCGGTTGGGGCGCAGTATCCGGCGTTCCAGCATGAATGCGGCGTTGACCGTGGAAGGTGTCGAGCATGTAGACATCATCAAACCGGCAGCCGATATCGTGCTGGATAAGACGCAGGCGGGCTATTGCACCGGCTTCACCATCAATCCGGGGCGTGCTGATGAATAACCGATTATTGCCGGTCGGTTCTTCCCCATTGGAAGTGGCCGCCGCCACGGCCTGTGCTGAGCTGGAGCGTTTACCGGTACCGCTGCGCGAACTGTGGAACCCGGCACGCTGCCCGGTGCACTTGTTGCCCTATCTGGCGTGGGCGTTTTCCGTTGACCGCTGGGATGAGGCATGGCCGGAAGAGGTGAAGCGCGGTGTGGTTGCAGCGGCATTTTTCATCCATCGCCATAAAGGCACCATCGGGGCCGTGCGCCGCGTGGTCGAGCCGCTCGGCTACCTGATTAACGTCACTGAATGGTTTCACGGTGACGATCCGCCCGGCACCTTTCGGCTGGATATTGGCGTATTAGAAACCGGCATCACGGAAGAAATGTATTTAGAAATGGAGCGGCTGATCGCCGATGCCAAACCCCTGAGCCGTCACCTGATTGGCCTCAATATTTTGCAGGACATTCCCGGCCTGATTTACGTCGGCGCGGCCGTCGTGGACGGCGATGTCATCACCGTTTACCCCGGATAAGAGGAAATTATGAGCAAGTATAAAGCGATTATTACCACCGCCGGGGCGGCCAAAATTGCCGCCGCGTCGGCAGGCGGTACCCAGTTAAAAATCACCCGTATGGCCGTCGGCGACGGTAACGGCAGCTTACCCACCCCGAACCCGGCACAGACCAAGCTGATCAATGAGAAATACCGGGCCCTCCTTAACGGACTGACCATTGATAAAGCTCTGAAAAATCATATTGTGGCGGAGTTGATTGTCCCGGCGAGCGTGGGCGGGTTCTGGCTGCGTGAGATGGGGTTGTATGATGATTTCGGCACGTTGATTGCGGTTGCTAACATGGCCGAAAGCTACAAGCCGAAACTGGAGGAGGGCAGCGGCCGCACGCAGACACTGCGCATGATCCTGATAGTTAGCAGCGCCGCCGCTATCAGCGTGATTGCCGGGGGCGATACCGTACTGGCAACCAAAGATTTTGTTGCGGACGCCATCAAAGACCATGAGAAAACCCGCAACCACCCGAACGCCAGTACCACCGCTAAAGGGTTGGTGCAACTGAGTAGCGCGACAACCAGCGCGGAAGAAACCAAAGCCGCCACACCGAAGGCCGTTAAAGCCGTTAACGATGCCAGCGCCAAAAAGTCCGCCAATCTGTCCGACCTGACCGACAAATCCGCCGCTCGTGGCAATCTGGCGTTAGGCAGTGCTGCGACGAAAAACGTCGGCGTTGAGGGCGGGCAGGTGATGGCCGTCGGTGCGTTTGGGCTGGGTATGGGGGGAAGGCAATTTGATGATGCTTATTCAAATATCGCGCAAATTTACCGGGTTAATGTGTCATCAGAAAACAAGCCACCCATTAGCGGTAACATTGCCGCCGGGGTTATTAGCCTGCCTTGCGATGCCGCGCCGTCGGCGGGTTATATTGCGGTGTCAGGTGTTGGCCATGGCTTTATCGGCTATTCCAATAGGCCGGAAAATGGGGTGCGCTGGTCACGGATTTACACCACGGATTACAAGCCGACGGCGGCCGATGTCGGGGCATTGACCGATGCGCAGGCGATGCAAAAGTTTGCCCTGCGCTCCATCAAGGTTAACGGCAAGCCATTGTCCGGTGATGTTAATCTGTTGGCGGCTGACGTTAACGCATGGAACAAAACGGAGGCAGATGGCCGTTATGTGAAACGGACGGGCGACACCATGGCCGGGACGCTTGTCATTGATGGCGCAACGGTGCTACCTACGCAACCATTGCGAGCGGCTACCGACGTCCCCGCGCTCTGGAAGCAGGGGATCAGCCTATCAACGTTGGAATTTGATGATAAAAATATCAGTGGTTATCCCGCGCAGCCTTATTCGACGTTGGTAAATTTGAGCGCGACTGAGCATCGTGGGATTCAATTATTATCTGAAAAAGCGACGAATAATTTTTGGTTACGGTCAGCGGATGCTAAAAAATACTCTGATTTTGTAAAGCTCTATCACACCAGTAATAAACCAACGGCTGCCGATGTGGGAGCGTTAACGGATGCACAAGCCGCGCAGAAATATGCCCTGCGATCGTACAAGGTCAACGGCAAGCCGCTATCCGGTGATGTCAATCTGTTGGCGGCGGACGTTAACGCCTGGAATAAATCAGAGGCGGACGGACGTTATTTAATGAAGTCCGGCGGTCAATTGACCGGAATAGTAAAAACCTCCGCTGAAATTCAATCAACATCAACCGATAATTATCGATTAATCGGTGGTGATTACGGCACGTTCTGGCGTAATGATGGCAAAAGCCTGTATTTAATGGTGACGAATGCGAAAAACCAGTACGGCACATTTAACGGATTGCGCCCGTTTTCTATTGATGTGAAAGGCGGGCATGTAAATTTCGGTCACAATGTGTCTGTCGGTGGTGAGCTGAAAACACTTAGCAGTTTCCGTTCTGATAAAGGTGTTTCGATTGGCGAGGATTTATGGGTTGATCGAAATGCCAACGTTGCAGGCAACCTGAAGGTAGGGAACACGACTTATCAAACCGATGGGAATATTAATGGGACTGCATGGGGCGGATATCTTAGCAACTGGCTAAGCGATCATTTAAATGGCCGTGTTGACTGGAATTCATTTAACAATCGTAGTCACATTTCCGGCAATAGAAATGCCTGGTGGTATAAAGACGAGTTAACCGGGTATATCCATCAGGGGGGTGTTATCAATCGCGGCGATAACTATCTAAACCGCGTTAATTTTCCACGTGGGTTTACACAGGACTGTTTCGGGGTTCAATTAACATTGGCGGGTCATTGGGGGGACTCATCCGCAAACATGGAAGCGCTAAACGTGGGGCCGGGAGGATTTGACTCTGGTATGAATGGAAATGAACGCATCGCATTTTGGTGGGCGGTTGGGGTTTAATGATGAATTACGGATACAGTGCGAAAACCAATATTTTCTATGTGTTGGAAGATAAAGAAGCCTACGAAACAAATAACAACTGGCCTGATGATGTTAAACCAGTGTCTGTAGAGCATTGGGAAAAATACCGCGGGCAATCCCCTGCGGGAAAAATCCGGGCGGCGGATAGCGATGGCCTGCCGTGCTGGATTGACGCTCCACCGTTGAGCCAACAGGAACAGGTGAGCGAAGCGTCACGGAAAAAAAGTTTGCTGATAGTACAAGCCAGCAATGCAATTGCTCCTTTGCAAGATGCGGTTGAATTAGGGATGGCGACCGAGAAAGAGAAGGCGCAGTTGATCGCATGGAAAACCTGCCGGGTGCTTGCCAACCGTATTCGGCCTGAGGATACGCAGGACATTGACTGGCCGACAGTCCCCGACGCCTAATAAAAAAGCCCGCATCATTATGATATGCGGGCTTCGTGCTTTGCGGCTTTCCCTGATGTTGCCGCGTCTTGTTTATTGACCATACCCCGCCCGGCTAAATTCCGTCCAATTGGTTGTGTAGATCAATGCAACGTTATTGATCGGCGAAAACGATCGGTAAGCCTCCTTATATTCCCTCAACAGGCGCGGCCTGTTGTCTGGTCTGCCTTCCATCATCCTCCGCGTGCGGCCTGCCGTGCCGCGCGGCATCATGTTTGCACCTACTCACCACGGAGCAAGCTTATATGGCTGACTATCATCACGGCGTGCGTGTTGTCGAAATCAACGACGGCACCCGCGTTATTTCCACCGTTTCGACGGCTATCGTCGGCATGGTCTGCACGGCGGAGGATGCCGACGCGGCAGCATTCCCGTTAAATACCCCGGTACTGATTACCGACGTGTTAGCCGCTTCCGGCAAAGCCGGTAAAAAAGGCACGCTGGCAGCGGCGCTGCTGGCTATCGCTGACCAGTCAAAACCGGTAACGGTGGTTGTGCGTGTTGCCGAAGGTAAAGACGCCAAAGAAACCACCTCCAATATTATCGGCGGCGCTAACGCAGAAGGCCGCTATACCGGCATGAAAGCGCTGTTATCAGCACAGGCGGAGTTGGGTGTTAAACCGCGCATTCTCGGCGTGCCGGGCCATGACACGCTGGAAGTGGCAACCGCATTAGCCGGTATCTGTCAGCAGTTGCGTGCATTCGGCTATGTCAGCGCCTACGGCTGCAAAACGGTGCAGGATGCGATTAAGTACCGCGCCAATTTCAGCCAGCGTGAGCTGATGATTGTCTGGCCGGATTTTGTCAGTTGGAACACTACCACCAACAAAAGCGATATTGCCTACGCCACCGCCCGTGCGCTGGGCCTGCGTGCCAAAATCGACACGGAAACCGGCTGGCACAAAACCCTGTCTAATGTCGGCGTTAATGGGGTAAGCGGTATCACGGCCAGCGTGTTCTGGGACTTGCAAGCACCCGGCACCGATGCTGACCTGTTAAACCAAGCCTGCGTCACCACCCTGATCCGCAAAGACGGCTTTAAATTCTGGGGTTCCCGCACCTGTTCTGACGATCCACTGTTCCAGTTCGAAAACTACACCCGCACCGCGCAGGTGCTGGCGGACACCATGGCCGAAGCGCATCTGTGGGCGGTAGACCGCCCGGTCACGCCAACGCTTGTCCGCGACATGATTGACGGCATCAAAGCCAAATTCCGCGAACTGAAATCCGCCGGGCTGATTATCGATGGTGACTGTTGGTATGACGCCAGCGCCAACGACAAAGAAACCCTGAAAGCAGGCAAGCTGTTTATCGATTACGACTATACGCCAGTGCCGCCGCTGGAAGATTTAACCCTGCGCCAGCGTATCACTGATCGCTATCTGGCGACGTTCGCCGCGTCCGTGAACCGTTAAGGAGAGGATGAATTATGGCTCTGCCGAAAAAACTGAAATACCTGAACCTGTTCAACGACGGTTTTAACTACATGGGCATTGTGTCATCGCTGACGCTGCCCAAGCTCACCCGCAAGCTGGAGAAATACCGGGGCGGCGGGATGAATGGCGCGGCCCCTGTCGATATGGGGCTGGACGATGACGCGCTGGCCGTTGAGTGGGCGATGGGCGGCATTGATGAACTGGTGCTGAAACAATGGGGCGCAGTTGATGCCGTACCGCTGCGTTTTGCCGGTTCCTTCCAGCGTGATGACACCGGCGAAGTATCCGCCGTGGAGGTGGTCATGCGTGGCCGCCACAAAGAACTCGACTTTGGCGAATACAAGCAAGGCGAGGACACCGAAACCAAGGTATCTACCGAATGCACCTATTTCAAGCTGACCGTGGATGGCAAAGAGCTGATCGAAGTTGACACCGTGAACATGGTCGAAAAGGTCGACGGCGTTGATCGTCTGGCTGAACACCGTAAGGCCATCGGCCTGTAAACCTGCGCCAGCCCGCCGGGCTGGCCGTTCCCTGATTCAAGAGAGAAAAACTACCATGAACGAAGCTAAAGAAAACGTCATCACCCTCGATACCCCGATCACCCGTGGTGAAACCACCATTACCGAAGTGCAGGTAATTAAGCCCACGGCAGGCGCACTGCGCGGCGTCGGTCTGGCAGCCGTAGCGAATGCGGACGTTGATGCGCTGCTGGTGATCCTGCCGCGTGTCACGTTCCCGAGCCTGACCAAAGAAGAATGTGCCCGGTTGGAACTGTCGGACTTGGTGGCGCTGGCCGGGCAGGTTGTCGGTTTTTTGTCGCCGAAGTCGGCGGAGTAGAAATTGACGCCCGGCTGGGCGTTGATGATCTGATGGCGGACATTGCGGTGATATTCCACTGGCCGCCGTCTGAAATGGCCGGTATGACGCTCACGGAGCTGTTGAACTGGCGTCATAAAGCCTTACAACGCAGCGGAGTGAATCACGATGAGTAAAAGCCTGCAGCTTCAGGTCTTGCTGAAAGCCGTAGACCAAGCCACCCGCCCGCTAAAGAGTATCCAACAGGCAAGCAAAACGCTGGCCGGTGACATTAAAACCACACAACAAACCCTCAAAGCACTGGACGCACAAGCCGCCCGGATTGAAGGTTTTCGTAAGCAGCAGGCGCAGCTTGCTGTCACCGGGCAGGCGCTGAAAACCGCCAAGGCGGAAGCGGCCGCGCTGGCTGTCCAGTTCAAGGCCACGGAAAAACCCACTGCACAGCAGGCGCGATTGCTGGCAGCCTCCAAACGCGCCGCTGCCGAGCTGCAAACAAAATACAATGGCTTGCGCCAGTCGGTGCAACGCCAGCGCAATGCGCTCAACGCTGACGGTATCGCCACCAAGAAGCTGAGCGCCGAGCAACGCCGGTTAAAAGCCAGCGCCAGTGAGGCCACAGCAGCGCTAAACCGTCAGCGTGCTGAGCTGGGACGGTTGAGTAAAAAGCAGGAGTCACTGAGCCGTATTCAGCAGCGTGCGCAGGCCGGTAAAGCATTGGGTGCCACCGTTCGCAATCAAAGTGCCGTCGGGCTGGGTGTCGCTACCGCCGGGTTGTATGCCGAAAGCCGCTTTATGGCACCGGGTGTGCAATTCGATAAGCAGATGTCAGACACGCAGGCCACCTTAGGGCTGGCGAAAAACGACAAACAACTGACGGCTATTCGCCAGCAGGCGCGGGACATCGGGGCCACAACGGCATTTTCACCGACGGACGTCGCCCGCACGCAATCAGTATTGGCGAAATCCGGCTTTAACGGTGATGCCATTCTGAAATCGACCGAATCCACGGTGAATTTGGCGTTGGCCTCCGATCTGGATATTGCCGACGCGGCGGACATCATCACCAATATGCAATCGGCGTTTAACATGCCGATAGACGAGATCCAGCGCGTTGCGGATGTGATGACCAAGGGCTTTACCAGCTCAAACAGCAACCTGATGGATTTTGGCGAGGCGATGAAGTACGTCGCCCCAATTGCGGAGGCGGCCGGGGCCAGTATTGAGGACACTACCGCACTGCTGGGCGTTCTGGCCGATAACGGCATCAAGGGCAGTATGGCCGGGACGGCGACAAGTGCCATGTTCACCCGGCTGCAAGCGCCGGTCGGGCAGGCGCAGGATGCGCTGTCAGAACTGGGGGTGAAAACCAAAGACGGCAAAGGCAACATGCTGCCGATCGAAGGCATCCTGAAGAAAATCGACGGCTCGTTTAAAAAGAACAAGCTCGGCACCGCGCAGCAGGCTGAATACCTGAAAGTCATTTTCGGCGAAGAGGCGATGAAAGGCGCAATCAAGCTGATTGCGGCGGCAGGCAACGGCAAGCTGGATGCGAAAAAGCAGACGGTGACGGATTCCAAGGGGGCGACAGAGCATATCGCCAAGACGAAAACGGATAACCTCGACGGCGACTTAAAAAACCTTTCCTCGGCTTTTGAGGATATTCAGATTGAGGTCTTTGATAAGCAGGATTCCGGGTTACGTAAGCTCACGCAAAGCGCCACAAAATGGCTCGGTGTGGCCGGGCAGTGGGCGAAGGAAAACCCGGAGCTGTCCGGCACGCTGTTTAAGCTGGCGTTGGGCATTACGGCGGTGATTGGCGGCTTGGCTATTGTGGGCTTTTTGGCCGGGCCGGTGATCACCGCTCTTAGTCTATTGATGGGGCCCACACTCGGCCTAACCAAAGGGTTTTTTAAACTGAGCGGGATTGCCGCCAAGTTTTCGTTTAAGGGCATAACCACCGCTGCGCGTGGGCTTGGCACCGTAATGAAGTTTACCGGCGGCGCGGTGGGCCGTTCCCTGTTGACGATGGGCAGTGGCATGCTCAGATTGATGTCCATCGTCGGGCGCGTGTCATTTGCCGGTCTGGTCAAAAGTCTGCGTTTTGTAGGCACGGCGGTGATGTGGTTGGGCCGCATCATGATGGCTAACCCGATTCTGGCCGTGATCAGCTTGGTGGCCATGGGGGCGATTTACATCTGGCAGAACTGGGAAACGCTGGGGCCAAAATTCCAAGCCATCTGGGAGACAGTCAAGAGTGCCACCCTGGGTGCATGGGATGGCATCACCACGGCGACGTCGGCAGCATGGGAACGTGTAAAACAGTCAACAAAGGCGGCGTGGGAGGGCCTTAAAACGTGGCTGGGTGGGCAATGGGACGACCTTGTGGGGTCGGCTAAGGCCTTGCCGGGTAAGTTTAAGGAAGCCGGGATGAACATGATTAACGGCATCATTGATGGCATTACCGAACGCTGGCAGGCACTGAAAGACAAGTTTAGCGGCCTTACCGATATGTTGCCGGACTGGATGAAGTTTGGCGGTGATAAGACGGAAATTAACCCGGCCATTTCTTACAATCGGCCTGCGCCGGAATTGGCACCGGGGCCGGGCTATGCGGGAGCTTTTGACAAAGGCGGCAACATTCCCCGTGGTCAGTTTGGCATCGTGGGCGAACGCGGCCCGGAAGTGGTCAGCGGCCCGGTTAATGTCACCGGTCGCCGGAAAACAACGGCGCTATCGGCTGCCATGCTGTCGTTGTCGACGCCGGTGATGGCATCAGCACCGCCAGCCGCGCCGGTGCAGATGGCCCCGGCACCTATCACTATTCAGGTACATGTCGCACCGGGACAGGATGCGCAGGCCATTGCCCGCGAAGTGTCTCGCCAGCTTGCTGCCGAGCAGCGCAAACACGCGGCCGCCGCACGCAGCCGCATGAATTACGGAGGGTAACGACATGATGTTAACGCTGGGGCTGTTTGTTTTTATGCTGCAAACGCTGCCTTATCAGTCCCTGAACCGCACGGCGGATTACCGTTGGCCGAGCAATGCGCGTGTAGGCCAGCGTCCGGCGGCGCAGTTTTTGGGGCTGGATGATGAAACTATTACCCTGTCCGGCGTGTTGCTGCCGGAGATCACCGGCGGCCGCTTTTCGTTGTTAACGTTGCAATTGATGGCGGAGCAGGGGCGGGCGTGGCCGCTGATTGAGGGCAGCGGTACGATTTACGGCATGTTTGTGATCGAGTCTATATCAGAGAGCCACTCGGACTTTTTCGCCGACGGCAGCCCGCGCCGTACCGAGTTCACACTCGATTTAAAACGGGTGGATGAGTCTTTGTCTGCGATGTTTGGCGATCTGCGCCAGCAAGCCGGGGAACTGTACGACAAAGCGGGCGCTATGGCCGGGCAGGCCGCCGGTGCAATGGGAGGATTATTATCATGATCACGGGTGTTGCTATGCCTGCCGGGGCGTTGATTGCCCCGGACTTCTCTTTATCTCTGCAGGAAAAAGACATCACGCAAAACATCCGCAAACGGCTTATTTCCTTATCGCTGACGGATAACCGGGGCTTTGAGGCCGATCAGCTTGATATTGAGCTGGACGACAGCGACGGCCTGATGGCGATGCCGCAGCGCAATGCGGTGCTTGCGTTGTCACTCGGCTGGAAGGGGGAGGCACTGACGCCAAAGGGGCTATTTACCGTGGATGAGGTAGAGCACCGGGGCACGCCGGACACGCTGACTATTCGCGCCCGGAGTGCGGATTTTCGTGGGTCGCTGAATACCCGCCGCGATGAGTCCTACCATGACACTACGCTGAGCCATATCGTGCAGAAGGTGGCGGCCCGCAATAAGCTTAAGGCCACCATTGCCGCCGGTCTGGGGGTTATCAAGGTGAGCCACATCGACCAGACTCAAGAGACGGATGCGGCATTTCTTACCCGGTTAGCTTCCCTCAATGGGGCGGTGGCCGTGGTGAAGAACGGCAGTCTGCTGTTTATGCGACCGGGCAACGGCACTACTGTGAGCGGCAAGCCGCTGCCGATGTTTACTATCACCCGGCAAGATGGCGATCAGCACAGCTTTAGTATTGCCGATCGGGACGCTTATACCGGGGTAACAGCGAGCTGGCTCAATACCAAACAGCCAAAACCGCAGAAAGTGAAACTGCAGCGTAAGCCGAAAGAGCAACATTTACGGGCGCTGCAGCATCCTAAAGCCAAGCCGGCCGCCAGTAAAAAAACGGGTAAACAGGTGGAGGAAAAGAAAGGGGAATATCTGGTGGGGGCCGAGGATAACGTGTTTGTGATCCCCAAGGTCTACGCGAATAAGGCCGCCGCCATGCGGGCCGCGCAAGCCAAATGGGAAAAGCTGCAGCGCGGAGCGGCTGAGTTCTCACTGTCGCTCGCTATGGGCCGCGCTAACATCACCCCGGAAACGCCAGTACGCGTCAGCGGGTTTAAGGAAGTGATTGACGCACAGGCTTGGATAGTGAGCAAAGCCACGCACAGCCTGAGCGATAGCGGCTTTACGACGGCGTTAGAGTTTGAGGTTTTGCTTTCCGATGTGACTTATGAGGTGAGTGACTTCGCTTTGTGAATTTGTAAATTAGATTAAAGCTAATTTAAATCCAGATCACAGCGCGTATTATCGCGGCAAGATCCATTGATGAGGAACTAATCATGTTTCATTGCCCACTTTGCCAGATGGCGGCCCATGCTCGCACCAGCCGTTACCTAAGTCAGCACACGAAAGAACGTTATCACCAATGCCAAAATATCAACTGCGGCCACACGTTTAAAACAATGGAGAGCTACGACAGTGCGATCATGACGCCGGGGCAGGTAAGGGCAGTACCGCCGCATCCAGTTGGTACAAATGTGTCAGGGCAGCAACAGGTTATGTGGATGTAACCAGCATAGAGAGACAAACCCGCGTAATGCGGGTTTTTTGTTGGCATGTTTACATTGGCCAAGCAACTATCTTGTGCCGGGGTTCGTCGGGTATGAGTAGCACTCAAAAAAAACAGAGCGACACTTTTGCGACACTGTACAGTAGAAACAAAAAAGCCACTTCGTGTGAAGTGGCTTAATGTGCTGTTATATCAGCTAAAATTTGGTGGCCCCTACTGGACTTGAACCAGTGACCAAGCGATTATGAGTCGCGTGCTCTAACCAACTGAGCTAAGGGGCCAAGCGGCGAGATTATACGGTAATCCTCCGGCGCAGGTCTACTGTTAACCATCTGTATGTTGCTTTTATGCGCAGTTCTAGCCTGTTGTAATTACTGGCGGATTTTGCGATAACCGCTGTAAATCCCTTTAATGGACTCCCGAACCTTATGGAACTCCTGGCACCCAACCTGCGGGTCGTGTTTTGCGGCATCAACCCTGGCCTGTCCTCGGCTCACCAAGGCTACCCTTTCGCTAACGGCAGTAACCGCTTCTGGAAGGTAGTGCATCAGGCCGGTTTTACCGATACTCAGTTAGCGCCGGAGCAGTGGCAACAGCTGCAGGATACCGGTTGTGGCATCACCGCGCTGGTAGCACGGCCCACGGTGGCGGCCAGTGAGGTGACGCGTGACGAATTGCTCAGCGGCGGTGAGGCGTTAAAGGAAAAGATCCTGCGTTACCAGCCGCGTGCGCTGGCGATTTTGGGCAAGCAGGCGTTCAGCAGTGCCTTTGGGGTGAAAAATGCGGCCTGGGGCCGTCAGGAGATGACGATCGGCAAAACGGAGGTTTGGGTATTGCCTAACCCCAGCGGATTGAACCGTGCCACGCTGGAGCAGCTTACGGAGAGCTACCGCGAGTTGTTCCTGGCTCTGAAATAA